AAGACTTTCAAGTACCGGAATTAGCTTATTGGCTGTAAGTGCTGCATCTGTTTCAGGTGTAACATTATTTACAACAAATTCAAAACATAAATTTTCAGGAAACATAGAAGTAGATGGAACTGTAGACGGGATTGATATTAATACAGATGTAACAGCAAACAATGCAAAAGTAACAAACGCTACACATACTGGAGATGTTACAGGAAGTACAGTATTAACATTATCTAACACAGCAGTAACACCAGGCACATATACAACAGCAGACATTACAGTAGATAGTAAAGGAAGAATAACTGCGGCAAGTAGTGGAAGTGGAGGAGCAGTAGATAGCGTAAATAGTAGTAGTTTTAAATCAAGATGAAGTTTTAGATGGGTCAACGTATGTTAGAACTCATAACGACCTAACCGACACTTTAGTAGGAAATATAAATACCAACAATTCTAAAGTTACTAATGCTAACCATACTGGCGATGTGACTGGGTCAACAGTATTAACTATTGGTTCAGCCAGAGTTGATAACGATATGATTAATTGGGGTACCGGAGTAACACAAGTAAATCAAGATTATGTAGTAGACGGTTCAACATACGTTAGAACCCATAATGATTTTACAGACACAATGGCAGGATATTTAAATCAAAATGTAAAAACAACTGCAAGTCCATCATTTAAAGATATCAGTCTAAGCACTACAGATTCTGTAGCGTTAACTGTGACTTCATCAATAGTAGGCAATGCTACAGCATCTATAACGTCAACATCAAATTCTTCAACGGTATTAGATGTTGATAAAACAACCAACAACATATTACCTGGAATAAAAGTAAAAGACTCACATTTGTATAATTATGTAGAATTAATGAGAGACCGAACTAGTGATTACGGAACAAATTATATATATAGAGATTTATCATCAGCAGATACGGCAGGACCGGTTGTAAATATAGTTCAAACTAATACTGGAGACGACCAAGTTTCATTAAGAGTTCAACAAGATGCTGTAGGTATAGACGCAATAGAAGTTATTGGTAATATAAGTGTTACCGGAACAGTTGACGGTATAAACATATCTTCTGCGGTTGGAGCTAATACAGCAAAAGTAACCAACGCAACTCATACAGGAGATGTAACAGGGTCAAGCTCTTTATCTATAGGAGTTAACAAAGTAAACGACACACACATTGATTGGGGAACAGGAACAAATCAAATAAGTCAGGATGATGTAGTCAATGGGTCAACTTATGTAAGAACTCACAATGACCTAACCGACACTTTAGTAGGAAATATTTCAACAAACAACACAAAAATATCTTACACAGATGCAACAGCTGTAGGATTAAACACCGTCCATAGAACTAGTGATGGTAAAAACCACAGCGATGTTGTAATAAACAATGCTAAGGTTGGAATAACACCTCAACAAGCTAGTGATATTACAACTAATAATGCTAAGATAAGTTATACAGATGCAACAGCTGTAGGATTAAATACGACTCACAGAACATCAGACGGTAAAAATCATTCAGACGTTGTTGCTAACAATGCAAAAGTAACTAATGCAACTCATACAGGAGATGTAACTGGTAGTAGTGTTTTAACTATTGCTAATAACGTCATAGCTGAAGCTAATATGAAAATAAGCAATTCTCCTACAGATGATTATGTGTTAACTGCGGATAGTACTGCTACAGGTGGATGGAAATGGGCTGAAGGAGGAGGAGGTTCTTCTTATGACCAAGATTTGAATACAACAGATAATGTAGAATTTGCAACCATGAACGCAAGCGGCACTATAGAAATCAACGGATATAAAGTAACAATATCATCAACAGAACCATCAAGTCCAAGTGAAAACGATTTATGGCTTGATATAAGTTAAGAGGAAGAACATGCCATATATGAAAAAATACCAAACGACAACCTCATCATGGAGTAGTGGTGGGTCACTTTCGACGGCAAGAGACCAATTAGTTTGTTGTGGTACAAAAACTGCAGGATTGGCATCTGGAGGTTATTCAACTGCTGTAATAGATTCATCTGAAGAATACAACGGTACATCTTGGAGTGCTGGCGGAACTATGCTAACTATCAGACGTTCGCATGGTACTTGTGGCACACAAACTGCAGGATTGATTTTCTGTGGTTATAGTGATACTTATTTAGCAACTGCCGAAGAATATAACGGTACATCTTGGAGTGCTGGCGGAACTCCATCTATGAATGTTTATCCTGAGGGGTGTGGCACACAAACTGCAGGATTACTTATTGGAGGACTGTTTAGTTCAACAGGAACTCAAAATTACAACGGCACATCTTGGAGTACTGGAGATACATTAAGTTCTGGAGTATCAAGTGGTGCCGCTTGTGGAACTCAAACATCAGCAGTAGCATTCGTATCTGCAGTAACTCAAGAATATAATGGAACTAGTTGGAGTAATGGTGGAAGTTTAAATACATCAAGAACTGGATTAGGTGGTTCTGGAATTACATTTGATGGATTGGCTTTTGGAGGTAGTGGTCCTTCTGCCGTAACAGAAGTTTATGACGGAACTAGTTGGACTAATACCACTTCTATGACCACAGCAAGAAATGCGTTAGGTGGATGTGGTAGTAGTGGTTCAGCAATAAGCGTTGGTGGAAATACTGGAAGCGTATCAGCAATAACCGAAGAATTTGTGGGAAAATACGCATCTTTAAAGTTTAAAAAACGCACAGGAAGCGTTTGGATAGAAATACCTCTTAAAAAATACGGAAATACACCAACATGGAGTATTGGTGGAAACTTGACCACAGCAAGAGATAGACTGGGGTCATGTGGCACATTGACGGCAGGATTAGCGTTTTTTGGATATTCGTCAAATTCCGGCACTACATCTACATCTGAAGAATATAATGGAACTAGTTGGAGCGCTGGTGGAAGTGGAACTGCTAGAGGTAGTTTGGCTGGATGCGGAACACAAACTGCTGGATTATCATTTGGTGGGTCAACAGTAACTGAAGAATATAACGGAACTGCATGGAGTGCTGGTGGAAGTTTGACTACAAGTAGACAATCATTGGCTGGATGCGGAACACAAACTGCTGGATTGGCTATGGGTGGATATAGCGGTGGTTATTTAGCAACTGTCGAAGAATACAACGGTACATCTTGGAGTGCTGGTGGAACTATGAATGAACAAAGAAGCGGTGCTGCTGGATGTGGTACACAAACTGCTGGGTTGGTATTTAATGGACGAGATAGCGTTAATTATTCAACAATATGCGAAGAATATAATGGAACTAGTTGGAGTAATGGTGGAACTACAATCACAGAAGGCAGTTTAGGCGGATGCGGCACACAAACTGCAGGATTAGCTATGGGTGGTGGCGGTTATAATGATTATTCAGCTTTAGTAAATTCGTATAATGGAACTAGTTGGAGTGCAGTATTGTCATTGAATGTGGGAAGACATTCGGTGAGCGGATGCGGCACACAAACTGCAGGATTAGCTATAGGTGGAAATACTGGAAGTGTGGTAGCAACAACAGAAGAATACAGAGTATCATTTGTAGAATAAAAGGTGAGGAATTTAATACAATGGAAAATAAAGAAAAACAATTAAAAGAATACAATGATGGATTACTTAAAAATTTATCAACAAACGATATTTTATCAAATGCAGATGTTGAAAAATTAAAAAAGAATATGCCTGCGATACAACACAGTCTTAAATATGCTCAAATGTTTAGAACTGACATTGAATCAAGAGTGTCTGTTTTAAATGATGTTAAATTTCCTGATGCAGATTCAAAATATTGGCAATCAATGAGAGAATTAAAAGTTCAAAGCAATGAGTTGTTTTATTTAAATTTCAACTATGAAGAAAAAATCATCGATATAGAAGAAATAGAATTAAAATTAAGCAAGTTGTACGATAACGAGTTTGAAAAACGACGAGATATTATCAAATTAAAAAAGATGAAATATGAATTATTACAAATGGAACTTACAGCAAAAGATAGAATGAGAGAAATTGAAATGTGGGTTACATTACAAACAGAATTAACAAAAAATATGAAACATAGTAATAGTGATATAAATGAACATCAGTTAATAAGTTTTGGTTTACGATTTATAAACGAATATGTTGCAGCAGTCAAAATGGGCGCTAATGCAAGTCCATCGGAAGCAAGAAATTTGATGGGATTACTTACATCTACTATTAACAAGATAAATGAAGACGGCAAATTAGACTTATTAGTGAGCCAAGTATCTCCAGATAATATAAAAATACTAATTGAACATGGAATAATTACTCCACTTGTACAGTAAACACATAGACAATTCATTCTATAGGGCAGATGTCGTAGAAAGAATCTAATACAATAGGTACTTAGATGGCAATATATAACGCAATATACGGAATAGCACGATATGGAGAATCATCTTACGGTGTAATCCAACAAGAAGTTAGTATAGACGCAGTCTTAGTTAAAAAAAACACAGAACAAACATATATTACAGACGCAGTATTATATAAAACGTCTAATCTTTCTTTTACGATTGATGCAGATATTGATGGATATACTAATTACACAAATTCTATTAATATAGATGCCCTTATTTTACAATCAAACACACCAACATTTAACGTAGATGCAAGAATAATTTATAATCCATCTATAATATTCGATACAGACGCAACAATATTAAACATATACACATCATCATTAGATATAGATAGCGTTCTTTATTACGATAAAAACATAAACGTAGATGTAGACTCAGTACTTATACGAACAGATTCAACATCTACTGAGGTAGACTCAGTACTTATACGAACAGATTCAACATCTACTGAGGTAGACTCAGTATTACAAACATACAGCAACATTCCATTTGACATTGATAGTGTTCTAAAGATTTCTCCAACATCTTCTTTTGACGTTGATAGTGTTCTAAAGATTTCTCCAACATCTTCTTTTGACGTTGATAGTGTTCTTTATCATAACAAAAATCAAGAATTATTAATAGATGCAACGATTGATGTCTGTCGTACTCATTCTTTCGATATTGACGGAATGGTTATTAACACACAAACTTCACATTTCGATATTGACGGCGTTATTATATCAAACAATACTAATGAGTTTAGTATAGATGCAAGATTACATCACGCATTTACAAAACTGGTTGATATGGATGCGATGATACAAAAACAAAACACATCGTCTTTTAATATAGATAGTAGAATAATTTATAATCCATCTATAATATTCGATACAGATTCCATGTTATTAGATAAATATTACAAAAACATTAATATAGATGGAACTATGTCAAAGTCATCTGACGTATCATTTAATATAGACGCATCCATACTTAAAAATAAGACCATTTTTGTAGATATAGATACACCAATTGTTGATTCAAAAATAAGTTCTTTTAATTTGGATTCTACAATACAACAAACCAATACAAATATCTTCAATGTAGATAGTACAATAGTTACAAACAAAAAAACCACATTCACCATAGATAGTAGCGTAATCAAAAATCATAACGTAGATTTTGAGATTGACGCACCATTATACAATACATATACAAAAACATTTGAGATAGACAGCATTATAGATACAGCGCGCAATATAGATTTCAAGATTGATGCTTTGTTATGCAATCCAAACACAATCTCATTCAACATAGATTCAATACTATCACAAAATATAATATTAAAATGGATTCCTGTTATAAACAGCGTAAGCTATGGATATATTAAAAAGCCTAAAGTAAAGCATGTAAACATCAATCCAAAAATAAATACAGTAAAACCAAAATCTACAATAAAAAAACCAAAACTCAATATAAAAAACTCTAAGTCAACAACCATACTTAAAGTAACAGAAACATTAAAGAAACCAAAAATGCGATAACGCTTACTAATTAAAAAAACGATAATAATCGTAGGAGGAAAGAAATAAAATGGCACAACGAATTAATTGGAACGAACCTGAAGATTTAGCTGTTATAAGTGTTGAAATTAATAGATGTAACACGTTATACGGCACTTATACCATCATAGACACAATAGATGCAACAAGCGATGGTGCACCCAAATCTGCAACAAATACATGGATTGTGGATTACACAGACCCAACAGGAACACGAACACATTGGTATAAAATCAGATATTATGACGGAACAAATTATTCAGAATATTCAGAACCTACAACATCAGAAGAATTAGTTAGACTTTGTTCTGTATCAGACATTAAAGAAAAGTTGGATACAATAGGAAGATGGACAGACGATGAAGTATTTAGTATGATAACAGAAATAGATGATTTGATATACATCGAAATGGGAACACCTATTCAATCAAGTTGGTCACCTATCGGAAAAATAAACAATGTAATTCAAAACAGATACTACGTAGGAGAAGCAGATATTTATAGAATAGATAGAGTGTTTTACGGAACGGCAACTAAAGTCGAGCTATATTTAGACGACGAATATAAAGCAAACAACAAACACGGCATGATTCAGATATTACCTATAGCTTCAAGTGGCGTTACTCTAAACACAGAATGTAGCATTGAGATACAATACGTTCCTAGAATATTTAGTAAGCTAGCTATTTATAGAACAATAGTAGGATTACTTGAAAAAGCAGATACAACTACAGGTGGAAAAACGAGTAAAGAATTAGAAGTAGCGCAAAGTAAATTAAACACCATTGAAATCTTAATTAATAACAGATTTGCTTTAGAAACAACAACAAATCTTGGAAATTACGATGGAGTATATGGAGTAAATAAGAAAAGAGTAATCCAAAACTTCGATAGAAATCGTTTTGTAGGTAGCACAGGGTGGTAAAATTCAGAAAATAATCGATACATTTATATAGTAGAAGAACTATATATAATAGTATAGAGTACTATAGAGTCTATCCCGAAGGGAATATTAGACTGAATCTAGTTCGAAGAGCTACAATTTAATCCGAAGGATAAAAATGACATCAGGAGTACAAAAATAAGTTAAATTGTAGTTTTTTGAGAATTGATGTGAAATAAAATGGATACAGTTACAGGATTAAACGTAGTTAGAGATACATTAAGAACGCACTTGGTAGACCCATACACTATAGCCGGTGGAAACGCTAGAGGTGGAAGTTATTGGGTGTTCGGAAATGAACCAATTACTAGTGCTAAGTATCCCCAAATCCAACTTAAAAAAATTGACAATCCATCTGAGCCTATCTCAATGGGACCTAATTATATGGAACACGAACAATTGTTTATTAATATATATTTCTACAACAAAAACGGATTTAAAATTACAGTAGATGGAACTACATATCAGAACGCACAAATGACAGAATATTATTTAGGATTGATAAAATCAACTTTAAAAGATAATTTTATGGTTATGGCTGAACAATGTGCTCGTGGATACAAACATATTAATACAACTCAAATAGAATACGACCCAGATACTCAGTTATATTATGGAGCCGTAACAATACGTATACGATGGTTTCAACGATGAGAATAAAAACAACTTTAACAATAACTAAAAAAGGGTCTTTAGCTACCGGAACATATTTTAAAAATGTAAAACCAGCATTAATACGAGCTGCCGATAGAGTTGGTAAGATTGTAAAAGAAGAATCACAAAAAGCTTATATGAATAAAAGAAAAACTGACAAGGTACCAAGTTTTATTTTTGATAGTTTTTCACATTCCACATTATCGTTTGTTAACATGTCAGTGTATGCTATAATATTTGCAGGAGGACCTACAGCACCATATGCGCCATTTGTTAACGATGGACACGGATTAAGAAACGGAAAGAAATGGACAGGATATAAATTTATGGAAATTGGATTTAAAAAAGGAGTAGACGTTATGTCTAGTATAGCATTTGAAGAATTAAACAAGATTGACAACAATATTATAACATCAAAAACATACAAATTTTAAAAGTTAGGAGGATACAATGGTAAAAAAAGTAATATATAATGGAGACGTTTCACCTTGCAACGTGAAGGTTCCTGCAGGATTAATTAAAGAATGGAAAACAGGTGAAATTAAGAGTTTAAGAGATAGATGTGCTGACAAATTAGTATCAGATAATAAAAATTTCAAATTTATAGATACCGAGGTATCGAAGAAAACAATCGAAAAAAAAGTTGAGACAGTTAAAAAAACAATAAAATATGACCTTGACGGTGATGGAGATTTTGACAAAGACGATGTCAGTATAGGAGCCAAAGTAATGGCTGCCGGTCGCAAATTAAAGAAGGATTAAGGAGGATAAATTAAAATGACAAACATAACAAGAGGTGGTTACGATTACAAATTCAGGCTATAATCAATCACTATATTTTGCTAATGAAACAACTTATGGTTCAGCTGCAACAGTTGACCAAAATTTTGGATTAGTACAATCAGTAACACCAACAGAAACAAATAATTTTATCAAAATACGTACTATGGGAGGTACACGAGATTACAGTAATGTAGTTACAGGTAAATTTGAAGTATCAGGAAGTATGGATTTTTACTTACAAGGCGGAAATTTCATAAGAATGGCTTTAGGAGAAGACACAGGTACAACTTCAGGAATAGTAGATGGTGGACCTAGAGTACATAGTGGTGCCTCATACGTACATGTAATGGGAAGTGCAGCTTCGCCAGCAGCAGATTGTTTTCCAAGTTTTACTATGGAATTTGCTGATGATGAGAACGGAACTTGTAACGGAACAGGCGGAACTTACAATTTAAATAGAACTTACACAGGATGTAGAGTTAATAGTTTAAGTATTAGTGCATCAGTGGATGAACCTGTATCGGTTTCATGCGATTGGATTGCTCAAACAGTTGTTGTTTCAACAGCAGCGGCTACTAGTGTGACAGACGCTACAACAGACCCTTACGTATTTTATCAAGGAGCAGTGTATGCAACAAGTGGAGCTATCGCTTACGATACAGCACTTGACTCATCTGCTCAAATCGCAGAAGTTAATAGTTTCGATTTAAGCGTATCTAACAATTTAGAATCTATCTGGTATCTTGCAGGCACAACTGGAGCTAACCAAACTTTAAGAGGATTGAAAAATCTAGTAGTTAAAGGAAGAGACTATGATGCAAATCTAGATTTACATTTTACAAACAAAGAGATGTATGAACGATTCCTAGGTGCAGCTGGCGCAACAACTCCTCAAGATACAATTGAGAAGTTTCAAGTAGTAGTTGATTTTGTGAGAAAAGGAGTTATTGGTTCAAGTCCAAAACTTGAAACAGACGATTATATGAGAATCATATTAGAAGAGTGCGCATTTAATGATATTAACATTTCTGGTTCACCAGAAGATATCGTTGGACAAACAATTAGCGTATATCCCAAATCTGCAAAATTCATATTTGTAGACGCAGATGCTGATTATAAAGTCTAAATGGCTTTATTTTTTTATTTTTTTTTATTTTTACAAATTTTAGTGTAGTCCGAGACGACACACTCAATCAATATACAATGAGGTGGAAACATGTTAGATAAAAAAGCAATATTATTTTCAAGAGACGAGAAAGGAGAATTAGTACCACAAGAAGTGAAGATGGAAATAGATGAGGATAACGAGTATCAAATTAAATTTAAAGACGAATCTATATCAATAATACCTTTACCAAGAGGAAAAATAAAAAGACTTTTTTCAAAATTAAGAAAAGAGGCAGATGATGATGTGTCTGAAGAAGAACAAACTGATTTGGATGAAGAAATCATATTAGAACATTGTATTATTCCAAAATTCACAAAAGACGAATTAAAGCACATCAATCAACATCATATTACTATGATAGTTAACACAATCATGAGAGAAAGCGGATTAAAAACAACGATGCCAAAGAAAAAATCTTTAGATAAAATTGAAGATGATTTTTCAAAAAACTAAGAAGAGTTAAGTCAGAAAAAGTCGAAGGGGACTTAACTCTTTTTTTACACAAACAAGGATATTCGTTTTTTAATATCGGGGCTTTAACATACGCAGAAATAGATAATATAGTAGAAGCTTGGAATAGCGAACAAAAGGCTAAAGAAAAAGCAATGAAAAAAAAGAAGTAAAGGAAAAAAATAATGGGCGAATTTGGAAACAGTATGATTAGTAGAATCGGGTATGAAATTACCGGCGAGAAGAGAGTAATTACTGTTAAGGAAAAACTATTAAGTTTAGACAAAAAAGCTATTGTCGAAACAAAAAAGTTAACTCATGAGAATAAAAAACTTGCTAACGCTAGTGCTAACACAACAAATAACGAAAAGAAACAATCCACAGTCACAGATATTCTTAACAAAGAACTTGGAGAACAAGCAATACGTTTTATGCAAATCGAAACCCAATTAAAAAAATATGGGGAAGCGATGAAACATAGTAAAAGAATTTTGACAACAAATTCTGTAGCGCACAAACAACTTAAAGCTAGAGTAAAAGAATTAAGTTACGAATACACAAGTATGGGTGGAAAAACTAAAAAACTTCTTAATCATAATAGTGACTTACTTTCAAGTTTTACAAGATTTCGATGGTTATTGGTAAATTTTATGTTAGTTTTTTATGCGGTAAAAAAAACATATGATGTGGTAATAAAATCTTCTGTAGAATTAGAATCTGAAATGGCAAATGTTCAAAAGACTACTAATTTTTCTTCTAAATCTATTCATAATTTAAGACAAGAGCTTATTGAGATGTCAAAAACTTTGCCTACAACTTCTAAAGAATTGGGAGAAATAGCAACAGTTGCTGGACAACTTGGATTAGGAAAATTTGGAGTTGGCGCAGTAAAAGGATTTACTGAAGCAGTTGCTATGATGAGTATCGCAACAGAAATGTCAGCAGAAGAGGCAGCTAAATCTCTTGCAAAGATTTCTCAAGCATATGCTCTCCCTATTAGTGCGGTAAATAATCTAGGTTCAGTAATAAACGAATTGTCAAATACTACTGCGGCAACTTCTTCAGAAATTTCTAATTCTTTATTAAGAGTTGGTGCAGCTGCTTCAAATTTAGGGTTATCAGTTGGATTTGTGTCAGCATTACAATCTACATTAATAGATGCTGGAGTAAGAGCAGAAAGAGCTGGAACTAGAATGATTTCAGCTTTAAATAAAATAACTACAAATGCTGCCGAATTTTCAGAGTTTGTAGGAATGACTTTTAATGAGTTTGCTGAGATATTGAACGATAAACCCCAAGAAGCATTAATGTTAATATTAAAAACTATAAATGATATGGAGTCTCCGTTAGCAAAAGCTGCAAAAACAACAGAATTATTTGGAAAAGTTGGAGGCCAAAATATTATGACCTTAGTTGCAAGTTATGAGGACTTAGAAGAAAACGTTAATACTGCTAATGACGAAATGAAAGTAGGACTTTCGTTATTAAGAGAAACGTCTATTCAAGTAGGAACTACTGCAAATCAATGGAAAATTTTAGAAAACAGACTAATAGCATATGTATCTAATACAGAAGGTCCTGTCAATTCTATGCTAACAAATATAAATGGTAGATTTGAAGCAAGCACACTACAAGTAGATAAATATGGTGCATCTTTCGAAGGTTTAAAATTAGGGATTAGAGGGGCCGCTGGAGTAATTGGCGCAGCAACAGCTACTATATTGGGAGCAGGACCTTGGTTTACTGTAGCTGGATTTACTGCAGGAGCAGCTATTGGTGATGGAATGATTGCTGGAATAGAAAAAATCACAGGAGATGATTTTGAAGGATTAGCACCTAAAGCAATCGAAAAGATGAAAAGTCAGTTACAAAGTCTGTATACTCCTGAACAATATGCAATAGTTTCAAAAATAATAGATTCACAAAAAGACCTTAATTCGCAATATTTTATTGCAACAAGAGCTATGGGACTATTGTCGAATGAATACGTGACTTTACAATCCGAACAATCTCGTTCGTTGGACTCATTATCTGAAGAAAATAAATTACTTGGTAAAGGTGGAGAATCATGGACTCATCTTAAGAGTGCGATTAATAACATATCAACAGAAATTGAAACTACTGGTACTATTACTTTAGAACAAATGAAAAGAATCCAACAATTCCAGTGGATGATTGATAAAGCTTTATCTTTAGAAGCTCCAGTAATTCCTGATAATTACGCAAATTTATCTGCAGCTAAAATAGAATTAGATGCATTTAGAAAAGCAAAACAAGAAGCATTTGATACTAGAGATTTAGAGAAATACCAAGAAGCATCACAAGAACTTATATACGTAGAAGAAGATATTAATAGACAATTTACAAATGGAGTGTCTATTATAGATGCATTTTCTAAAACTGTAAAAGATTTAACTTCCGAAGTAAATAATTTTGAACAAGCATACGCTAAAATAACTATGACTGATTATGCGTTTGAAATGTTTCAGTTAAGAAACCAATATGAAGAATACTCAAAATTAGCTAATGAAGCTGCAGATGTGACAAGAGACCAAGTTGATTTGTGGTATAGAAATTCAAGAGCAATTTCTGATTACAATAAAGAAATGTCTGATATGAACAGCGAGATAAGCGACGCAACAGACGTATTAAAAGACCTACAAGGAGAATTATCCAATGTAAATGGCGAAATAAAGGAGTTATCAAACGCAAAATTTACCGGAGAGTTAGGATTTCAACAAAAAATGTCAGAGTACGAGAGATATTTAAAACAAATAGATTTCACAGAAATGACTGGAATGAGCGCATTTGAGTTTATAAACGCTACTATGAATATGTCTAATGCTCAGATAAAAGAGTTTTTAGGAACATTTAAAGATATAAAAAAAGAAACTGATACAGGAAAAGATTCATACGAGGCATGGAGAGATACTGTTAAGGCATTTATTAGTGACACTGTAGAAGCTGGAAACGAATTAGGAACAAGCGTTTCTGACGCTGTTAATAAATACTCAACTTTATTATTATCTACTTCCAGATTTGAATCTAGTACCGATAGTCAATCTGATTCTGTAGGATTATTGGGAGACGCATATGAGTTACATTATGGTGGTATGCATGATGAAGTTCAAGACCAGATAGATTTACAGAATGAACAAGCTACAACTACTTATGCAAATGCTCAACAGATAATAGGTGCGTTACAAACACAATGGTCAGAACAAGAAAGAATCACAGAATCAATTAACAACCAACAAAGTGCTATAGACAATCTTACAACTAGTTTAGATTCCATACAAGAGGAATATGATGCTATGAAAGCAGGTATGGAAGGATACACTCAAAGCGTATCAGATGCTGTAGCGGAAATGCATAAGTTAGTAAAAGCACAACAGGATGTGTCTAATAGTTCACCAACTGGAAATGACAATGGAAATGATAATGGAAATAATAATAGAACTACTAATCCTTTTGTAGACAGCTCTCCAGGGTTTCAAGATTTGTGGGATAATTTATTTCCACAAACAACTAGCACTAAATCTAACAATAAAAGTAATAAAACATATTCACAAGATAATCCAGCAGATAACGGATATTTTCCAGGTATCAATCAATATTATCGAGACATTGGAAAAGATAAATACGGCAAAGATATACCTGCTATGGCAACAGGTGGAATAGTAACACAACCAACTATGGCTTTAATAGGAGAAGTAGGACCTGAAGCTGTTATACCGTTAGACAAAATGGACAGTATGGGAACAAAAGTAACAATTGGTACTATTAATATAAGCGGAGTTAATAGTTCAAATCCATCAGATTTCGCATATAAATTTGCACAAGAATTACAAAGAGAATTACGGACAATATAATGGGATACGAAAACATAACTTTAGGAGGATATCCGTTGAACATAACAGATATTAATCCCACACAAAAACAGAAGACAAGAAAAGTTGTTCTTGGACAAACTCTTATAGAATCATCTATAATAGGATTAAATGCAAAACAATGGGAACTTAGCGTATCTGGAATGATTGTGGGCACAACTAGCGATATTCTAGACACTAATCGAAGAAATTTAGAAGCGATGGATAATTCAGAAACGTACGCTTACAGTGATGGTTTAAAAACAGGAACGTATATGATAAAACCAGGAACATTATCTTTTCAAGATTCTGGTAATGATGTGGGTCATGTTTATAGATATACAATGGTATTAATAGAATGGTAGAGACTTCAAATATGAATTCAAAAAATAGAGGAAAGTATATAATAGGACTGTTGCTTTTAACAGTGCTAACATCATCAGTATATATGTTATTAATGGATGGTGGAGTAAAGGTAGATATTCAAAAAACTAGAACATTCTTCTACGTAGATGTTAATGATAGTTGGACATTATCTGGAATAGAATATATTAATCTATTTGACGGTACAGCCAAGATGCGTGCCAGTTCTAGAGATATAAAAACATACGCCAATCTCACCCATGTTTTGATTGAACGTAGTGCCAACTATAAAGATAACATTTCGGTTATAGACCAATACATCTTTGAAAGTGATAATGGTATAGTAGACCAATTTCCAGTATCTCACGATATAACAGTGTTTAATGGAGTAGGAAAGATATTACAATATGAAATTACAAATCTAAAATACGCAGGAGAAACAGTTAAAGACATATCCAGTCCTCAAAAATTTGGACTAAAGATGAATGCAGAATGGTCTGATGGTAATTATTATTCTAGAATATATAAATATAAAAATAATGATGAAGGTAAGTTAACTATTAAATATCGACCAGATTCAGATGAATACAGTATAAAAGCAAGATTTTTCGACCCACCACCATATTACGCTTATTGTTATCAAGAAAGCGCAACTGTAGACAATCAAACAGGCATTGATGGAGATTGTGGATTGACTTATACAGGCGCATATGATAGCATTTATACTACATGGCCCGATGAAGATAGTCGAATATATATGAATTACACTAAACCAAACGGTGTTACAAATAAAAGTTTATGGCAAGTAAAACACGGAACTCTTTCTGCATACAATGCAAGTATTAATGAATCTTGTTGGGACGCATATGGAGATAAATTAGTTTTAAGATTCTGGTTAGAAAATAACGTCGCAGAATATTCATATGGACAATGTTATAATGGTACTGATTGGGTGAATACTACTAGTTATGATTCAGGCACAGCTAGCACTGCTAATACTCCAGCAGGTTCAGCGACACGAGCGTATGATGGAGATTGGAACACTGAAGTATTTCCAGCTGCAAATTGGAGAAAAATAACAACAGGAGTTATTCCATCATCAGCATTAATTGAAGAAGCTATGCAATGGGCAATATTATCAGAACCTCCATTAAATCCTGTTATAGAATCACCAACAAATAATACACAATACACAACAACAGATATAGATTTAAATTGGACAAGTTATCAAAACATAACCGACGCATATTTCATATTGGATGACAATGTAGCTAACACTTCTATTTATACAGCTGAACAAAATAGCGAATGTTATCAAGAATTTGCTAATGATAATGTTAATGGATGTGGATTTGATACTGGAACATATAGCATAACAGGTAATTGGCATAATTCTTTAAATATATATGATGGAGACTGGGATACTTTTACTAGTCCTAATGGAAATTATGGATTTTTAGATATAAAATACTATAAAGCTATTTATGCAACAGGAGCAACTTGGAAAACCAAAGAACTTACTAATGGATTACAGTATTTAACTATACCTGACGATTGTTGGAATTACAACGAAGATTATGTTAATCTCCAAATATATGCTAATAATACATTTTTTGTTAATTGGTCTTGTATGAACGACACAGGTAGTTGGAAATTGCTAAGACAAGATACAGGTTCTAATAGACCTGTAGAGGAATCAATGACTTGGAATTTACACATTCCAGAAACTCGACATGATGTATTGTTATCTAATCTAGAAGAAGGATTTCACAATGTTTCTATTTACACTACACTTGAAAACGAAGACGTTGTATCAGTTACTCATAATTTTTCAGTTCGTAACGAAACACGAGACGTATTCATATACTCACCTAAAAATGGCAGTACTTATGGGTCTTCTGTAAGAGTTAGATGGAACACTACAATGCCAGAAGATGAAATAAGTAGTTGTACTTACACAAACGGTACTTCTGACGTAGCATTGGTATACAGACCAGATATATTTTTAAACGATTTACCAGCAGATGATTATAATATAACTATCAACTGTACTGATATTTACGGAAGAAATGCAGTAAAGAATTCTTCTTTCACAGTTACATATGCGGCAGACACTGAAGCTCCAGTAGTTGTAGCAAACGAACTTGTAAACGATGGAATATATAACAATAGAAGCACTGTATATACATTCAACATATCAGATAGAAATCCAACTACTTTGAGAATGTGTTCTTCGTATTTAATCAATCCAGTACCAACTCCTGTTAGACAAGTTTATGATTTCATATCAAATTGTGCAGGTTATCCACCAGCTATTCCAGACGGTCAATATGACAGAATATACGAGACTACAGATTTATTATTGGAAGGAGCAAATCGAATAGAAATAGATGTATGGGATTCCACTTTACAAAATAAAGTAAATTACCAAATTAATTTCACTATTGATAGTATTGCGCCAATTATCGATATTATAACACCTACAAATAACGACTACATAACAAATTTAACAGAAAATATAAATTACACAGTTACTGACGTTACTGATGTAACTTGTAAATATACTACTGAAGAAATTACAACTAATATCACATTAGAAGATTGTGCAAATTTTTCATTAGATATGACAGAAGCTGCGTTTGTTTTGGGGTTAAATAATATAACAATATTTGTAAACGATTCAGCACAAAATTTGGCAAGTTCAAATTTGATAATACATGTGCATAATGTTACTCCTGAGATAACAGTTACTTCTCCAGTAGAGGCATTTACTTATAATTATTCAACTATTCCATTTAATTGGACATCTTCAAGAGAATTGGCATCACTTGTTTACACAATAAATAATGGTAGTGTTATCGATACAAATTTAAACAACATAACATTAGAGTTAGCATCATCAGATATTAATTTAACAATAACAGCAACTGATTTATATGATATGACATATGAAGAGACTATACAATTTACAGTAGATATGGTAGCGCCTGTAATGTCAGATTTTGTTCCTTCACCTGAAGATACAATAACAGAAGTGCCTTTTAGTTTACAATTTTATGTTGATGATGAAGATGCAGAATGTAGATGGAGTCATGATTCAGAAAATTATTTCGATATGACAAACAGTTGTCCAAACGAAACAACGAATATAGAATGTACACAAGAAACTCCTACAAGTACTACAGATTGTTCGATATGTTCATCTTGTACTGATGGCGGAAGTGCTGTAGCAGATGATGCTGGAAGATGGATGGGTGGACATCCAGCTAACGTATATGATGGCGATTGGAATACTTATGGTTCTGTGTTATCTAACGGCAAGTATTATATTTTATTGTCATACGAAAAACCAGAAGGTGTTGTTGGTGCAGACTGGAAAGTAAAAGATACAGGTGGAATTACTACTGTTTCAATATCACAACAATGTTGGGATTACGATGACGATTATATATATTTAAGAGCAGGAAGCCAACCTTATACATCAGTAAGACATGCAGATTGGACTTGTCAATATGGAGCATCAAGTTGGGAAACATTACATACTCATACAGGCACAGATGTTACAGCCGATGGATATCTATATGAAGAACAAATATTATGGAAAACAACAGACGTCTGTACTATAGACGATTTAGAAAATGGTATGAACGATATTTATTTATCTTGCATAGATGAATACAATAATGGACAAAATACGCCTGTTAATTTAAAATACATGGTTGATAGCGCTCCTTCAATAGTAACTATTTTATCACCTGAAGCCGACCAAATCTTTCATTATACAACAGAAGTGCCTTTAGTTTATTCTAACAGCCAAGAAGTTACATCTTGTAGATATTCATTAGACGGCGCAGCATATTCACCTATCACATTTGATAACATATACCAAGAAACTGCTGATTCATTTTTACAAGTCAGCGACGGAGAAAACGGATATTATGAAATGGAATATGATATGCCTAACGGATATGATATAACACAGGCTTTATGGCGAGTTAAAATGTTAGGAACACCAATAACTGATATAAATTATACGTTACCGTATTCTTGTATAAATGACAATAAAGTTACAGTTAGAATATATTTTAACAACACATACGGAGCAACATCTTTAAGATGTCATGATGGTTCAGAATGGGTAGAAATAGGGTCAAGATTAATATCTCCATGTGTCTTTGGATATGATGCTTCTGCAACAAATTATTATAACGACACATTATGGAATACCGGAGCTAACATATACCACGAAAACGACTTTGTATATACTGGAGATGAAGATACTTGTTTTTCAGGAGCAATTGTAGAAGAAGCATTATGGTGGGTGTATTCAGACGTAAATAATATTACAGTAGACGACGGAAGTCATGATTTACGAGTTAATTGTACAGATATCACAGGATTAACTGGAATCAGCGATTATACATATTTTGATGTGGATAATGCAGATGTAAACGTAACTATTTACGATTTCATGCATCATACTACAGAATTATACGACGCATCAGCTGCTTATTATCCTTTCAATGGCGATTCTATCGATGAGAGTCCTAGTGGCACTAATGATTTAACTCCACATACAGTTAATGCAGGCACTTTAGCTTTAGGTACTGACCATCTTGGACATAGTGATAATGCATACAATTTCACAACTGATACAACTCACAAAACAGATTTATCATATTTTATTCCAGATACGTCTTTCGAATTAAAAAGCAACACTGCTCTTTCATTCTGGCATTACACTAGAACTATGTCAACTGGAGAGACGCATCCTGAAAATGGATTTTTTGGATTAAGCACAGATACAGACAGAAGTTACATTGGACTAGTTTCACCAGGAGTTTTCCCTCTTTTAAATATGAGAGATAAAGATGGACACGATTTAGTATTTCCACTTGGCGGCAATATAAAATTAAATGAATGGCAATTGATAACTATAAGTGTAGAAGGCATTTCAGGTAGTAGTAATTACAGTATCACGTCTTATCTTAACGGCGTACAATATGAAACTAGAAATACAATGACTACTGAGATAGAAATTGATAGATTTGGGTGGGGATATTATGGCGGAGTAAATCACGATGGATTACTTGATGAGATAATATTCTACGAAAAAGCACTAACACCAACAGAAGTATCTAAATTATATAATATAACAATAGAAAACAAATTGGACAACCAAACCGTGATTTCTAACGATACAACATTATTGGTAGAATGGTCTGTAAATGATACATTTAATTGGGCAGGAATTCAAATAGACGATTCTCCAATAACTGAATTAATGCAGATAAGTTTTTTCCCAACATTATATTTAGATTTGGAGAACACTCCAGATTCAGATGTTATTACTGACTTAAGTAAACAGAATAATAACGGTGAGTTTAAAATAAACGCAGCAGCTTATTATTCTTTTAACGGTAATGCTAATGATGAAAGTGTTAATAGTAATGATGGTACAGTAATTGGTGCAACACTTACTACTGATAGATTTGGTAATACAGATAATGCTTATAGTTTTGATGGAGTAAATGATTATATAACTATTCCAGACAGTGCTACTCTTAAACCAGAAAACATATCAATTATAATAAATTGGAAAATGCAAGAAGGTGTAAAAGCTTTAGATAAACGTCAAGTGTTTTATGAATCATATGAAGTAATGTTAGAAAGAGGAAGTGGAGAATCAGGCACGTTTATTCGATTTTACAAATCAAACGGTGCTGGAGGATATGAAGATTTTAGGGAACCTTCTCAATACTATCTTGAGGACACTTGGTATCAAACAGGAGTTACATTTGATTCAGTTACTAAAACTGTTACTATATATAAAAACGGTATACAAACAGCACAGGGAGTTGTATCTTCTAGTTCAATAACTGAAGCTACTCCAAGAGATTTAATGATAGGTGCAAGAAATCACACTACTCCATCAGAATATTTTATGGGAACTATTGATGAAACATTAATTGTGCCATCATCTTTATCAAATAATGAAATGTTAAACTTATACAACACAACATTAACACATAAACTAGATAAACCACTTGTTACTAAGACTGATACAGATGGGAATAGTATAACTGGGTATGAATTATCTAGTATAAACGCAGATAACCCTCAATTAGGATATATACAAGGGACTTCTTCTGTATTTCCAACAGGAACAGAGAAAGCATCTATATATGTGGAATTGTATATACCAGAGAATTATGGTAGTAGCTCTATTTTTTACAGGTTATTTGGGAAC